TCTGATACATCAACAGTAGCAATAACTGCTAATACTGTTAAGACTGCTAGTTTTGCAATTAGCTCTTCTAGTTCTGTAAGTGTTTCTGCAAGACGGGTGGCTATTGGGGCTGAAGCTATATCTAGCTCTAGCTCTATGTCTGCTTCTGCAATCAGGGTTGGAATTGGTGCGGCAAGTATCTCTAGTGCAAGCAGTATGTCTGTTGCGGCTAGGCGTGTTGCCATTGGAGCATTAGCGGCTAATGATGCTAGTACATTGGTTGTCAACGGGGTTAGGGTTGCATTTGCGGCAATGACTGTTGCTGACGCTTCAGTGCTTGTTGTTGGCTCTCAGGTAGTAGCCAATGCTCAGTTCCCGATAGTTGCTTCTAGCAGTCTGGTTATTAATGGACAGAGAAGACAGAGTGCTTCTTTAAGTATTTCTTGCATTTCAAGCATGAGTGTTTCTGGTAACTTAAAATGGTTACCAGAGAGTGATATATCTGAGAGTTGGACTGCAATTAGCGATGTAGACGAGACTTGGACTCCAATTACAGATGGATCTGAAACATGGACTGCAATTGATGATTCAAGTAAATCTTGGACTGCAGTGGCAGATAATAGCGAAACTTGGCAAATAGCCGCATAGAGGTGAAAAAATGGCAGATACCACAACAACGAACTTAGGACTTACTAAACCAGAAGTTGGTGCTTCTACCGACACATGGGGTACTAAGATTAATACTGACTTGGACAGTTTAGATGCTGTATTCAAGGGTGATGGCACTGGTACTAGTGTTGGCCTAAATGTTGGCTCTGGTAAGACATTATCAGTAGCAGGAACACTGGTTGTTACTGGTGCATCTAGCACGATTGATGCGACTGCCATTGGTTCAAGCACTCCAGACTCTGGTGCTTTCACCACTCTAAGCGCATCTAGCACTTTGAGCGTAACTGGTGCAGGTTCTATCCAAGGTCTAACAGTAGGCCGTGGTGCAGGTGCTGTGTCTACCAATACTGCGGTGGGTGCTAGTGCTTTGGCGGCTAATACGACAGGAAATCAAAATGCGGCATTTGGCAGTTTTGCTTTACAAGTAAATACAACTGGCACATTAAACACAGCAGTAGGCCATGTTGCATTGGCTAACAACACCACAGCAAGCAACAACACAGCAATGGGTTGGTATTCTTTAGCGTTTAATACAACAGGTGCTTCTAACACAGCGTTGGGAAATTCAGCACTCTACTCCAACACCACAGCATCTAACAACACTGCTGTAGGTTATCAGGCAGGTTTTGGAGTTACTACTGGCTCAAGAAACACCACTCTTGGAACAAGAACAGCGATTGGAACTCTTACAGGTGTTGACAACGTAGCAGTTGGATTTGAAGCATTGTCAAACGCTACCAGTGGTAGTTGGAACGTAGCTGTTGGTTCTGGTGTTTCTGGTGTTGCCGCTTCAGCACTTGGAAACAACACTACAGGCCAATACAACACTGCCGTAGGAACATCGGCACTTGCCTCCAACACAGGAGCAAATAATAACACCGCTGTAGGCTATCAGTCTCTTTTGGACAACACTACAGGTGCGGGTAACGTTGCTGTTGGATTTGCATCGTTAGCAAACAACACTACTGCTGAGAAGAATACGGCTGTTGGCGTTGAGTCTTTGGAGACAAATACCACAGGGCAGTACAACGTAGCACTTGGCACTCAAGCACTTCGTTTAAGCACCACATCATCTAACAACACCGCTGTTGGCTACCAGTCAATGTATTTCAATACAACTGGTACTGCTAATTCTGCACTTGGTTTTTCGGCACTTCAATCTAATACTACTGGATCAAGTAATACAGCTATTGGACAAAATGCGTTATTACTTGACACAACTGGTCAGTTCAACACTGCTGTTGGTCGTAACGCTGGGTATAACACCACCACAGGTACAGAAAATCTGTATCTTGGTTACTACGCCGGCTACAGCAACTCAACAGGGGAAAACAACTCTTATATCGGCCCAGAAGCTGGTTACGCCACTACCACTTCTAACAACACTTTTGTTGGTGTTAGTTCTGGTGCGGCAATAACATCGGGCGCTAAAAACACCATTTTGGGTCGTTACTCAGGCAATCAAGGCGGCTTAGACATTCGTGGTTCAAGCAACAATGTGGTTCTGTCTGATGGTGATGGAAATGTTCGTCAATACATTAATTCATCTGGCGGTGTTTTTTGGGGTATGGGTCAGGCAGATTACACCAATGGTGTATCCATGACTTCCGATGCCACATACATCTTCTTTCAAACATTCAACAGTAAGCCTCTTGTTTTTAATAATTTGGGTAATTCCATATTAATGCCCGGAGTATATGGAAACACCAATGCAAATGCCGCAAATATGTTTATTGGTACAGACGGAACGCTGTATCGCTCCGTTTCTTCTGAAAAGTACAAGACTGATATTCAAACTGCATCCTATGGTCTTGCAGATGTAATGAATCTTCGCGCAGTTACATATCGTTCAAAAAGTTCAATTTCAAAAAATGACGCTGGTGAAGAAACTACTGTAAATGCAAGTGAGCATGTATTTGGTGGCTTGATTGCAGAAGAGGTACACAGTGCTGGACTTACGCAATTTGTTCAATATGCAGAAGATGGAACTCCAGACGCATTGTCTTATGGACACATGGTCTCGTTGGCGTTTAAGGCCATTCAAGAACAACAAGCAATAATTGAATCACTCAAGGCACGTTTGGATGCCGCTAACCTTTAAAGGAAAATCATGACTATTGAAACACAAACCCCAGAACAAATTGCCAAGCACTACTCCGCTTGCTTAGATAGCGTGGCTCTCATCAATGCTGGCAAACCAGAAGGCATGACTGCTGAAGATTGGGCAGACTGCTTGGCTCGCAACAAAGAGCATTTAGTCATTATGTTGGCTAAAGACTTCTGGACAACACAAGACCTAACAGCAATTCGTGCGGCTTCTGTATGAAACTTGAATTAGAAGTTAACGAGATCAACTTTGTTCTACAGACATTGGGAAACCTACCATCGTCTAGTGGTGTATGGCCTCTGATTGTCAAGATCAAAGAACAGGCTGACGCACAACTTCCTAAAGAGCCATCGGAGTGAATAATGCAAGAAGTTACCCATGCACAAATCTACGAAAGACTGGTTGCAGTTGAAGCCAAAGTAGATACCATTGATAAAAATACTAGTGATCTAGTAGGCGCTATTGAAGCGGCTAAAGGTGCTGTCAAGGTTCTGAATTGGATAGCTTCTATTGCTCAACCTGTTTTATGGGTTGGTGGTTTGATCTTGGCAGCAGGTGCTGTTTGGCAAACTTGGATTAAAAAGTAATGTCTAGTCAGAAACAACTAGATGTACCACCAGTTCCTAATTTGGGGACTTCTGGTGTTTCTTACTCTCAAGAAGTACAGAACCAGAATAATGGCACATTGAGGTTGTTCTTCATTAAACTACTTAACGCTGTTCAAGCCTTAACTGCTAGAGTTGGTGGCAAGTACATCAACTTTCCTTATGGTGCGTTTCAAGACTCTACAGACCAAACTGCCGCTAGTACAACTGTTGCCTATGCGATTACATTTAACACAACAGATTTCTCTAATGGTGTAACTTTATCTAATTCTTCAAGAATAAATGTAAATAACCCAGGTCTTTACAATTTACAGTTTTCCATTCAGTTTAAAAACACCACAAACGATGGTCAAGATGTTGATGTTTGGTTTCGCAAGAATGGGACAAACATTGACAACTCAAACAGTAGATTTCACCTAGTAGCTAGAAAAGGTACTGGTGATCCTAGTCATATCATTGCTGCATTGAATTTCTTTGTTGACATGGCGGCTAATGATTACATTGAGATTATGTGGAGAACTGAAAATACTAGTGTAAGTATTGAAGCTTTTGGGACTAGCACTAGCCCAACGAGACCCGCAGTTCCTAGCGTTATTGCTACAATGAGCTTTGTTTCCAACCTACCTGATTGACAAAGAATATGGCCTACATTCCGCTCCAAATTCCTCCAGGTGTATTCAAGAATGGTACAGAGTATCAGGCTAAAGGACGTTGGAATAGTTCTAACCTAGTTCGTTGGTTTGAAGGCACTATTCGCCCTGTCGGTGGATGGAGAAAGCGTACTACCACTCAACTTACTGGTAAAGCTAGAGGTCTTCTTAACTGGCGTGACAACTCTAATAACCGAAGAATTGCCATTGGCACACACTCAAAGTTTTATGTTTTGAGTGAAAGCAATACTTTAACAGACATTACTCCTACAGGATTTACTGTTGGTGATGCAGATGCTGTTCAAAAGATTGGTTATGGCTATGGTACTTATGGAAGTTTTGCCTATGGTGTTGCTAGGCCAGACTTAGGATCAGTCACTCCCGCCACTACATGGTCTATGGATACATGGGGTGAGTATTTAGTTGCTTGCTCATCTAAGGATGGAAAGCTCCTTGAATGGCAGTTGGATACTGGTGCAGATGCTGCCGTCATTACAAATGCTCCAACTAGTTGCACTGGTTTGGTTGTTACTCAAGAAAGATTCTTATTTGCTCTGGGTGCAGGTGGTAATCCTCGAAAAGTTCAATGGTGTGACCAAGAGAACAATACTGTATGGACTCCTTTGGCTACCAACCAAGCAGGTGATTTTGAGCTAACAACCATTGGCTCTTTGCAGTGTTCTAAGCGTATTCGTGGCACTACCATTCTGTTTACAGATGTGGATGTCCATACTGCAACTTACATTGGTCCACCCTTTATCTACAGTTTTGAGCGTGTTGGTACAGGTTGTGGAGTTATCTCTAAACAATCAGTAGCCGCTACTGACAATGCTTGTATTTGGATGTCTGGATCAGGATTCTGGATATACGATGGATTTGTTAAACCTTTGCCATCAGATGTATCTGATTTTGTTTTTGGCAATCTGAACACTACTCAAGCCTCTAAAGTTTATTGCGTCCATAACTCAACATTTGGTGAGATTTGGTGGTATTACCCAAGTGTGTCTACCAATGAGGTAGATTCCTATGTGACCTATAACTATCGTGAGAATCATTGGTCTATTGGCACTTTAGATCGTACTTGCGGTACAGACAAAGGTATTTTTAGCAACCCTATTCTGGTTTCTTCAGATGGTTATGTTTACGAGCATGAGGTTGGTAACAACTATGACTCTCAGACATTGTTTGCCGAGTCAGGACCAATTGAATTAGGTAATGGCGACAGGGTAATGAGTCTTACAGGATTAGTTCCTGATGAGAAGACTGCAGGTGATGTTAGGGCTAGTTTTAGTACTAAGTTCTACCCAAATACCACTAAATACACGCATGGTCCATATACCTTGTCTTCTCCTACATCAGTTCGTTTAACTGGTAGACAGATTGCAGTAAAGATTGAAGGTGTTGCTTTAACAGATTGGCGAGTTGGTGTTATCAGATTTGATGGGAAACCTGGCAGTTTGAGATGATTGACTACGAGAAATATAAAGTAGATGGTGAACTACCACTATGGGCTGTATATTTTAAAAAAGTAGAGAAAATTTTAGAACCTGCTTTAGAATACGATAATACGCATAATATGCAAGATGTAGCCGACTGTATTGACAGTAGTACGATGCAATTATGGACAAGTGATAACAGCGCAGTAGTCACTCAAGTGCAGATATTCCCAAGAATGAGGGTATTGCACATATTTTTAGCGGCAGGTGATCTAGCAGATCTAGAAACCATCACCCCCCGTATTCAGAAGTTCGCTGAAGACATGGGATGCCAAAAAATCACCCTGACAGGACGTAGGGGTTGGTCAAGAACTTTTGTATCTAAATTTAACATGAAGCCAACACATTATTGGCTTTCTACGGAGGTGTAATTATGTCTGGTGGTTCTAGTCAACAAACAGCGCAGCTTGATCCTGCATTGCGTGATGCTTACTTGCAAAATGTGCAAACATCCAGAGATGTTGCAGGAGAATTAGCTCCTCGCCAGTTTGCGGGATACAACCCAGATCAAGCACGTGCAGCTCAGTTAACCAGAGACTTTGCTAATCCAAATAATGCCATATTCCAAGGTATTGGTGCTTCTTTTGATGTTGCCAACAGAGCTGCAAACTATCAGCCTCAAAATGTTCAAGCACAGCAATTTGGTGGCGCTCAAGTAGCTCCATCTGCTATGGCGGCTCAGACAGGCTATAACCCTGCTACAGCTCAATCAGCTTCTGCTGGTCCTGCTACACAAGCACAAGCCACTGGTTATCAATCTCTTGGCTTTACTGGTCAACAGGCAGGTCCTGCCGCTACTGCTAGGGGTCAAGGTTATACCTCATTAGGATTTACTGGTCAACAAGCAGGTCCTTCAGCACAG